GTCCGGGGCTAAGGAATGCACGGCAAAGATAGTCACCGGTTTGACGCCTGAACAGAAGCGCGAATTTATCATCAAGGATAATTCTGCCTTTGGAGAATGGGATATGGATTTATTGAGTTCATCTTGGGGCGACCTACCCTTGGTGGATTGGGGCGTGGATTTACCGGAAGATTGGATTAGTGGCGGTGCAGATGAAACACAAGTTGACGCCGAACCGCAGATTGACCGGGCGAAGGAACTGAACAAGGTGTGGGGCGTTGAAACGGGGCAGTTGTGGCAATTAGGGGAACATCGGCTGATTTGCGGGGATTGCACGGATAGGGCGGTGGTGGAAAGGGTGATGGGGGGTGAGGTCGCATCTATCACATTTACGAGCCCACCTTACAACGCCGGTGTTTCCGCGCAACTTAGCGGAAACACTTCGATTGATGACAATCTTTACAAGGACGAATATAACGACAATCAGTCGCAATCTGATTATTTGTCATTATTAGAACATATTACCAAACTGGCATTATCAAGCAGTCAATATGTTTTCGTAAATATTCAGTTTCTTGCAGGAAATAAAACAGCGTTTGTGGATTACTTATCAATGTTTCGCGACAATTTAGCCGACATTGCAATTTGGGATAAAACACACGCTGCGCCTGCTGCGGCGCAGCGTGTAATGGACAGTCGATTTGAGTTTGTTTTAATTTACTCGCATAAAGCGAACCGCGCAATTGGTACACGTGAATTTCGTGGCATGGTTCACAATGTTTATTCGGGTAATCCACAGCGCAATAACAAATACGCGAGTTCACACGCCGCAACGTTTCCAGTTGATTTTCCTGAACATTTTATAAAAACATTCACGAATGAATCCGAATTGATATTTGAACCATTTACCGGCACAGGCACAACAATGGTCGCCTGCCAAAACCTTGGCCGCAAATGCAGGGGGATTGAAATCAGCCCCTCATACTGCGCCGTCATCCTTCAGCGCATGACCGATGCGTTTCCGAATATCGAAATTAAGAGGCTTCCCTAATGCCGAAAAACCTTGACTCATACCTTGCAGACCGCGTCTTGACGCGCCAGCTCTATTTGATGCGCTTTTCAGCGGGCGAACAGAAGAAAGTCCTGGCCGTCCTTGTCACCATGCGGGCGGAGCTGGTGGCGAAGCTACGGGCCGGGGATGTAACCGATTTCGCGCGTGGGCGGCTCAAAACGCTCCTGAAACAATGCGAGGCGGTGATTGACCACGGATACGGGCAGATTCAAACCGCGCTCGATTTTGAGGGTTTGGCGCAGGTGGAAGCCGAAGCCACGATCAGGCCACTGGCTGCTGTTGGCCTCGAAGCCACCCTGCCGACTACGGCCGCGATGAAGGCTTTAATCAACGGAAGTGTCATAGAGGGCGCTCCATCAAATTTGTGGTGGAAAAAGCAGAGCGAGGATCTACAATTCAAGTTTGCGGCCCAGGTTCGGCAAGGCGTTTCTCAGGGTGAGACCCTCATGGACATTGTTCGCCGGGTGGCGGGCTCCAAACGACTCGGGACGGCCGGAATTATGGAGGTGGCGAGACGCAATGCGTTTTCGCTGGTGCATACCTCCGTTATGCAGGTGGCCGCCGATGCCCGCCTTGCGACCTACAGGGCAAACAGCGACATCGTGAAGGGGGTGCGACATTTAAGCGTTCTCGATGGACATACCTCTCTCGTATGCGTGGCGCGGTCCGGGGCAGAATGGGACTTGAACGGAAACCCGATCAAAGGAAAGTTCCCATTTCAATCACCCCCTCTGCATTTTAATTGCAGGTCCGTTTTAACGCCAATTACGCTTACGTATCGTGAACTTGGAATTGATAGGCCAGAATTGCCAGTCGGCACCCGCGCAAGCGATGAAGGGCAGGTGCGGGCGGATATCACGATGGCCGAGTGGCTGAAATCCAAACCAAAGGCCTACGTTGATGATCTTTTGGGGAAGGGCAGGAGCGATCTTTTCCTTTCGGGGAAAATCACCCTGCCACAACTTTTGGACCAGAGCGGGAGACCGCTCACTTTGAAGGAACTGAGGGGGCTGTGATGAAATACAGGCTTATTATTTTATGGTGGAGTTTCTTATGGATTTTCCGGGTGAACCTCGGGGATGTTGTTCTTTATGCCGGGAAGGAATACACGGTTTGCAACGGCGTCCGCTGTGACTCGTGGAGGCTCGACGGGCTTGAAAATGGCGATAGCGGGTGGGTCCGTCGCTCTGAATGTCGGAAAGTTTGGACCTTAAAGAATGTGGCCGGATCTTTCCGCAGCGGGTACGGATTCTATATGTCAAATTGGTTCGACATCTGGAAGCGGGAAGGGATTAAGCCGTGGATGAGGGGGTGCAATATATTCCCATGCGCCAAAAAACCAAGATCATGAAGAAGGTCCACCGGGAGATCCGCAAGCAGAAGCCCGCGCTGCTCAATCAGATCGCCAGGGGAGCTGTTGACGGCTCCGCTGCGGGAACTGATCAGCCTTGCGCGGCGTGAATTGACGCTGGAAGAGTTGAAGGCTTTATGACGGGGCCCTGAAAATAATTTAAAAAAGTTCTTGACAACACTTTTTCAGGTGCTATACTTAACAACAAATGGCTGGTAAAGCCAGCCGCAACGGGGTGAAGCCCCACAACGAGGGAGGTTAAGAATGCCTTTTGATCCAAACGATCCCGACACTAAAGCGGCGCTGAAGGCGGCCATTGATGAGGCGGTGGCCGGTCTCCAAACCAAGAACACGGAACTGCTGGCCAAGCTCAAGAAGGCGCAGAAGGACAGCACCGTGGATCCGTCCGAACACGCGGCGCTTCAATCCGAATTGGACGCAACGCAGGCAAAGCTGGCGGAGGCGGTCAAAGCGGCGAAGGCGGCGAACACCGAGGCGGAAAAGTTCAAAAAGGCGTATGAAAGCGAATCGAAGTTGACCCATAACCTGCTTGTCGAGAACGGCCTGACGGACGCCTTGACCAAAGCGGGCGTGACAAACCCCGTCCATTTACGTGCTGCGAAAGCGATGCTTTCCGGGCAGGTTCAGTTAGTCGCTGAAGGCGACAACCGGATTGCCAAAGTTGGCGACAAGGCTCTTGCCGATTACGTTGGCGAGTGGGCCAAAGGCGAAGAGGGAAAGTATTTCGTCGCCGCGCAGCAGAACGGTGGAGGCGGAGCGCCGGGAGGCGCGGGCAAGGGCGGCAATGTAAAGTCATTGACGCGGACGGCCTTTGACGGCCTGGATGTGGCGGCAAAAAGCAAGTTCATTGCCGACGGCGGAACGGTTACAGACGCAGCCGCTTAAAGCAGTTCGCTCTTTAAAAATATGAGGTAATGACCGGGGCTTAATGAGCGCCGGATCAAACGGTTAAGCCGCACCCAAGGGGTTAAAATGACTCTATAGGTGCGGCTTTTTTATTCAAAAAACACTTTAAAAAAGGAGAAAATTATCATGAGCGGATCAACACCAAACACTTTAACAAATCTTATTCCGACCTTGTACGAAGCCCTTGACGTTGTGTCGAGGGAACTGGTGGGCTTTATTCCGTCCGTTACCCGCGATTCGCAGCTTGCGCGGGCGGCCATCGGCCAGACGGTTTATTCCCCCGTCGCCCCGGCAGCGACCGCCGGAAACGTGGAGGCCAACACCGTGCCGCCTGATGACGGCCAACAGACCATCGGGAACATTTCGCTTGCGATTACCAAGTCGCGTTATACGCCGATCCGTTGGCAGGGTGAAGAGTCCTTGCAGATGAACAGCCCCGGCGGTTTGGGCGTTCGCACCCTTATGCGGGACCAGTTCGCGCAGGGCATGAGAACGCTGTGCAACGAAATCGAAGCCGACCTTGCGGGCCTGTATCTTTACGGTTCGCGGGCCATTGTCCCGAATGACACTACCATTTTCAAAACCAATTTGGCCGACGCTGCCAATGCCCGAAAAATCCTGATGGACAACGGCGCTCCGACCTCTGAGTTGAAGATGGTTGTCGGTACGGACGCGGGCGCTGCTTTGCGTTCACAGGCGACCATTCTTTCCGTCATCCCCTCCGCGCAGGATATGGCGACCCAGGGCGTTCTCATCAACGCAGCCGGTTTCCAGATTCGCGAGTCCGCACAGATTAAGAGTCCTGTTATCGGCACGCATAGCGGCGGCACGGTTGGAACTGCTGCCCACGCGGTTGGTGCAACGTCGATTGCCTTGGCCTCCGCCGGATCAGGCAACATCGTTGCGGGCGATATTATCAGCTTTGCAGGCGACCCGAATTACTACGTCGTAGTC